ACAGATTCAGATACACTTGTATATATCAATTCACAAGGGGTAATAAGTGGTTCATCTCAAGTAACAATAAGTGATACTGATGGATTTACTTCATTCAGTTCTTCAATCGATACTTCAATATCTACTGAAAAAGCTAGAATTGATGCAATCTTATCATCATCTGACGCGGATAAAGATTCATTTGCAGAAATAGTAACTTTAATCAATTCTGTTGATACTGCTAATGATAATGCATTTGCTTCTCATTACACTTCATCAAACAATAGATTAGATTCCCTTGAATCATTTACTTCTTCGATTGATACTACAATAAAAACAAAATTAGATACTGATGGTGTAATTAGTGGTTCATCACAAGTAGTTATTGGTGATACTGATGGATTTACATCATTTAGTTCATCAGTTGCAAGTACTTTCGATGGATTATCATCTAATTACGATGATTTAGTAGGGATTCCAAGTGGAATTGTAAGTGGTTCATCACAATTAACATCATCGTTCGATAGTCGTTATCTAAACGTATCTGGAGAGGGTACTATAAGTGGTTCATTTACTGGTTCGTTTAGTGGTGATGGTTCTAACATTACCAACATTACAGTAGATGCTGCAGCAACTGTATCATCTACATTCACAAATTCATCTTCTGTAACGATTTCTCATAACTTTAACACGAGAAATATTCTTGTTGCAGTATATGATAACCAAAATAATCAAATACTTCCTCAGAACGTAAATACTTCTAATTTAGACCAAGTAGTAATTACTCTTTCATCTGCACAATCAGGTACAGTAGTAGTTGCAAAAGGTGGTCATATTATTAGTGGTTCTGCAGATGATTCTAATAAGTTAAATGGAGAACTTGCTTCACATTATTTAGATTATACCAACTTTACAAACATTCCAAGTGGAATAGTTAGTGGTTCTTCACAAACAATAGCAAATTTACCAACTGGTGTAGTTTCTGGTTCACAATCAGATGCAAGAGGACAGTTAGGATTAGATACGGGTGATTCTCCAACATTTACTGATTTAACATTATCAGGTGATTTAGTAGTACAAGGTACAACTACAACTCTTAATACTACAACTTTTAATGTAGAAGATAATATTATAGAACTTAACTATGGTGGGACTGCAACTGAGGGTGGTATATTTGTAAAAGATTCAACTGGTGGTTCAACTACAAGTGGTTCTCTTTTATGGGATGCTACAAATGATTATTGGAAAGCAGGAACAAGTGGTTCTGAATCAAAAGTTCTTTTAGCAAATGGAGATAATATAGTATCTTCTTCGGCACAAACAATATTACATTTAGGTGGAACTGATATAATTTCAGGTTCATCACAATTAGATGGTACAACAATCGGAGCAAGTTCTGATATTGTAGCAAGTGGTTCTTTTAGTGGTTCATATAAAGGAGATGGTAGTGGATTGACTGGGATTCAAGTTGACCAAGTTGTATCTGTAACTGCATCATTTGATAATCAATCAACAGTAAATGTATCACATAACTTTGATAGTTACAACGTAATAGTTTCTACATACGATACAAGTTACAATCAACTTATACCACAAACATTATCTTTAACTGATACAAATACAGTACAAGTTGTTTTATCAGCTGCTCATTCTGGTCATGTTGTAGTTGCAAAAGGTGGACACGTTGTAAGTGGTTCAACTGCTGCAAGTAATATTAGTGGATTAGGTGATGAAATTCAAACCCTTACTTCATATAGAGAAGATGTTAGTGGAGCATCATTCTACAATATAACTCATAGTTTAGATGAATCATATCCATTTGTACAAGCATGGAATACTTCTAATGATACACAAGAACAACCATTAGATATTGAATCAGTAAATTCAAATGTTATAACAGTTTCCTTCTCAACAAATTTCGCAGGAAAAATAATAGTAAAAAAATAAAATATGTATGATGTCTATTATACAACGGGTGGAGGTCCTTGGGTAAACGCAGGAACTGATACATGGGTTAATATTTGGTTAGAAGAAATCGCACCAAAATTAAAAGTAAAACCAGTCCTTCTTATACACAGAAACAAACCAAGAAACTTTAACGAATATGATTATGAATTTCCAATAGAAACCCATTGGCATGGTGATGATTTAAGAAAGTTTGAAAAAATTGTTAAGGATTGTAGAAGAATACACATATTACATGGACATTATACTCCAATGAAAGTGTTAGTAGATAATAAAAAGAAAATCTATTCAAATGTTTTACATAACTCAGTAGACCATATTATTAAAAACGCACTTGGTAGTGACCAAGATTTTGGACACCATCCTTACATTGATGCAGCATGGGAAGAAGATGTAAATAAATGGTCAAAGAAATCTATATGGATTGGGTTGTATAAGATTAAGTACGAAAACGAGAACATACCAAACTTTTATGAGTTTAAACATAACCTTCCTTTATCATATTCTAGTAATTTAGGATTTGCAGCAAGAAGTGAAGGTAGAAAAAATCCACATTTCTTAGATGGTAAAAAAGCATATGTTTTTACTGATTCGGTACAATTTAATGGAATATTCAAACAAGGATTTAACATGGATACTACCAAAATGAGAATTTATCATTATAAACCAGAATTTGGTGAAAAGTTTTATAATATGAGTTGGGGAATATCTCATTCTTGTTTTACATACGAACCATTTGGATATTCAATATTCCAAGCAGTAGATTGGGGAAAACTACCTATTTTACATACATCTTGGTGTAGAGATTTAGAGTATCCATATAGAGCAACGTTTAAAAAAGATTTTGATGATATTTATAATAGGTTACTAGAAACTTCTTATACAGAAAAAAATAAGTGGTTTTTACACCTTAAAAAATATATGATTAATAATTTTACCAACAAAGATAAGTGGGTAAATGAATTACTTAATATTTATAATATATAATTAGGAGAAAAATATGCCATCATTAAGTTCAGGAGATACGCTATCATTAAACAACTTAGGTTTAGCTACTGATACCGCGACAAAATCAATATCTTCTATTGTGGGGGGAAGTCCCTCGGCAGGAGATAACATTAGTTTTTCATCGTTCGCAATCGATTCGGTTGGTTCAATTAGTGGATATACTTATGGAGTTGAAGAAACTTCAGAAGATTATACTCTAACTTTTAGTGGTGCAGGAACACGTCATGGTACTACGATAGCAACTACAGCAACAAATTTCACATGGAGTAGTTCGAATGGTACGATGATTGCAATAGGTGGTTCGCAACATAAAACAGCAACTATAACCTTTGGTCAGAATGGAGATAACTCTTTACAATCTGTATTACAATCTATTGGAGGTGCATACACCTTGACTTGTAATTATGATGAACCTTACAACGGCCACATTGGTGGAGTTGGTGCTGGATTTATGGGACAAGATAGAAATAAATCTATATATGTTGTAGATTCTTATGATGGAAACGCAGCAGCACTTTGTTTAACTGCAGATTCACCAATTCTTTTAGCAGATGGTACAATTGTAGATGCTGGAGATTTAGAAGAAGGTGATGTACTAAAAGGATATTCACTTTCAGGTTTAGATGCTGATTCAGATGGAAATTTCCTTCAATGGTATAGTTCAGAACTTGGTGAAGTTGGAAAAGATGTGTCAGTAGTAAATCTTACATATTCTTTTGCATCAAGATATTACAATGTAAATGATGGGGAAATTACTGGTACTTCAGAACACCCAATGTTAGTAAAAGATTCAACAGATGGATTATATAGATTTAAAGAATTACACAACTTACTAGTTGGTGATAAATTAATAAAAGAAGAAGGTGGAAGTATTGTTGAAGTAAATGTAGATTCAGTAACAACATCTGATAGTACAGTAGAAATTGTATCAATTGATGTTGAAGAACAAGATACATACTTAGTAAATGGATATATTACACACAACAAAGGTGGTAATTCATTTAGTCAATTTGCAGGACCTGCAGCACCAGCTAACTTAGCATATAATAATCCAGCTGGAGCACAAAACTCAACATTGACTTGGGATGAACCAACATCAACTGGTACTGAGGGTATAACAGAGTATCAATTACAAGTTGATGATTCTAATGGATTTGGTTCTTTAGATTCAACTCATAGTGGTACTTATAGTACAAGAACACTTAATGTATCTGGTCTTTCAACTGGTACATGGTATGCTAGAGTAAGAGCAAGAGAAAGTGGTGTGTGGGGAGCATATTCATCCGCACTTGAGTTCTCTCATACATTTGAAAATTAATGAATAAAAAATTACGTTTTGTAAAAAACTATATATTTATATATATTGATAACAATAATTAATAAATTTTACAAAAATGGCAGAAGCAATTAAGTTTACAGCAGAAGAAATTCAATCAATTAACGATTTACGTCAAGAGGTAGGTTCTATTTTTACTAAATTAGGACAACTTTCTATACAAAAGCAAAGAGCAATTAACGATTTAGATAATGCTCAGGCTAAATTAATAGAAGAACACCAATCTCTTGTAATAAAAGAACAAGAATTGTTCAAAGGATTGAATGAAAAATATGGAGATGGTAACTTTGACCCTACAAGTGGTGAATTTACTCCATCTACAAAAGAAGAAACAGCTAAAGTAGAAGGATAGAAATAATCTTTTGATTTAGTTAGTTATACTTATATAAGAGTATATTATACAAAAAAATTAACAAGGAGTAATATAAAATGGCAGAAAAGATTGTATCACCTGGTGTATTTACGAGAGAAAATGACCTTTCTTTCTTATCACAAGGGATTGGAGAAATCGGAGCAGCAATAATTGGACCTTTTCATAAAGGACCTGCTTTCGTTCCAACCGTTGTAAGTACACAATCAGAATTCGAAGAAATATTCGGCACCCCTAATGGAGATTACTATTCAGGGTATACCGTACAAAATTATTTAAGAGAAGCTGGAGTAGCTACTATTGTTCGTGTAGGACATATGGGTGGTTATACTCACGCAGCACCTCTTGGAATTAAATTAAGTGGTGTGGATACTAAAGATGATAAAATCATCGGTGTACTACATGGAACTGATAACCTTGCAGAGTCAAATGGAAACATTACAACTGAATTGTACGATGATACAGTTCTTAGTTCACAACCATCCTCTTCAGCATTCTCTATTTCAGGTTCTTTAATAGGAACATCAGTATCAGCATCTGTACTACCAAGTGCAGGAAACGATTTATCAGATGTATTTGGAGAAAGTGCATTTGGTGGTAAAAAAGTATATTCATTTAAATATTTTGAAAACGCAGCAACTGATTTTGCAGACCACCTTACTAATAGTGGTTCTCAAGTTTCTTTAGTTGCATTATCAGACCAAGATTTCACACAAGATTGTACATATGCCTCTACTCCTTGGATTCAATCACAATTAATCTCTGGTCAAAGATACAACTTATTTAAACTACATACTCTTGGTGATGGTACTTATGCAAATACAGAATATAAAGTATCTATCTTTAATGTAAAAGCAGCAGGTACTTCTAACGCAACTGATTATGGAACATTCTCAATTGCAATTAGAGGATATTCTGATACAGATAAGAGAAAAGTAGTAAAAGAAACATTTAACAACGTAACGATGGACCCTGCATCACCTAATTACATTAAGAAAGTAATTGGTGACCAGAACGTATCTATTGATGCAGTTGGTAAAATGACAATGGATGGTGATTATGTAAATCGTTCTAAATTCGTAAGAGTTGAAACAGTAGCAGAAGGAGCATCTCCTATAACTGCAGTACCATTTGGACATGGTGCATATACTAACCCAATTTTTGTGGGTGGTTCCGAATCAGATGTACCAGCAGTAATATTCTCTACTGGTTCAGTTGATAACAACGCATCAACATCAGTAAAATATAGTGGTATTGATTTAGAAACTGCATTAGTAAAAATTGATAATTCATCATACCTTTCACCAATACCTGCTTCGGCAACTATCGGTGGAAATACAGTATTTGCATTTGATGAAGATATCAATGTAGAATACAATGGTGCTAGTTCAGTTGGAGTAACTCCAAACCATCAAGATGATGGATATGGAACTTATAACTTTGGATATACTATTTCTACTGAAGGTATAAAAGATTCTAGCAATAATACTGTTGCTAATACAAAAGTACAATTTACAGTAGGATTCCAAGGTGGATTCGATGGTATATCTCCAACAATCAAACCAGCTAAAGCTGATGATGCACAATGGGGAGCAGGAAACTCACAAGGATTTAACTTATCAACTTCAACAGCAAGTGGTTCGGTTGCATATGTAAAAGCAATTAACGCAGTATCTAACCCAGATGATTTCGATATCAACTTGGTATCTGCACCTGGTGTTGTTAGAAGATTACATTCTTATGTATTCGATAAAGTAGTTGATATGTGTGAAGCTAGAGAAGATGCATTCTTCATTGGTGATGTAACTGATAAGAACGATACTATCGCTCAATCAATACAAGAAGGACAGTCAGTAGATTCTAACTATGTGGGTACTTACTACCCATGGGTTAAAACAATTGATTCCAGAACAAATAAACTAACTTCAGTTCCTCCATCAGTATTGATGCCAGGAATTTACGCTGAAAACGATGCAGTTGCAGCCGAATGGTTTGCACCAGCAGGTTTAAACAGAGGTGGTATTACCGGAGCAGTTTCTGTATTAAACAGATTAACTCACGCTGAGAGAGATACACTATATGAAGGAAAGATTAATCCAATCGCACAATTCCCAGGTGAGGGTATCGTTGCTTTCGGACAGAAAACTCTACAAGATAGAGCATCAGCACTTGATAGAATCAACGTAAGAAGATTGTTAATCAAAGTGAAGAAATACATTGCATCTACATCAAGATACCTTGTATTCGAACAAAACACATCTCAAACAAGAGGAAAATTCTTGAATACTGTTAATCCTTATTTAGAAGGAATACAACAAAGACAAGGACTTTACGCTTTTAGAGTAGTAATGGATGAAAGTAATAACACACCAGATGTAATCGATAGAAACATCTTAGCAGGGGCAATTTATTTACAACCTACTAAGACTGCTGAATTCATTGTAATTGATTTCAACATTCTACCGACTGGGGCTTCGTTCTCGGCATAATTAAAAATTAAAAAGAACTATATTTATAGTAGTATATAATAGGAGAAAAACAAAATGGCAGAAGTATTAGAATTTAACGATATGTTCTACACGAACTTCGAACCGAAGATGAAGAACAGATACATCATGGAAATTGATGGTATCGCTTCTTATCTTATCAAAACGGCGAATAGACCTTCTATTCAATTCGAAGTAGTAACACTAGACCACATCAACGTAAAGAGAAAATTAAAAGGTAAAGGTGAATGGCAAGATGTAGAGATTACTCTATATGACCCAATTGTTCCAAGTGGAGCACAACAAGTAATGGAGTGGGTGAGAACTTCACACGAATCTATTACAGGTAGAGATGGCTATGCAGATTTCTATAAGAAAGATTTAGATATCTATATGTTAGGACCAGTTGGTGATAAAATTGAAAATTGGAAACTTAAAGGTGCATTTATTAACAATGCAGTATTTAATGATTTGGATTGGGCTTCTAATGACCCATCAGAAATCACTTTAACACTTTCTTACGATTACGCAATCTTAGAATACTAATACTACAATATACTTTTGATACTTCATAAAAGGTTCTCTTAGTGAGAACCTTTTTTTATGCCTTTTTTTCTAAGTTTTTAAAACTTATATATTTATATACGAACATTAAAAACAAATTTTATGGCAAATTATGATTTTCCAACAGAAATCATCTCACTACCCTCACAAGGTAAGTGTTACCCTGAGAGTAATCCTCTCTCGAAGGGAACCGTTGAGATTAAGTATATGACTGCACGTGAAGAAGAAATTCTTGCATCGCAGAATCTAGTGAGAAGGGGGGTAGTGATAGATAAGTTATTCGAATCAATTATAGTTGAGAAGGATATTAATATAGATGATATTGTATTAGGGGATAAAAACGCAATATTATTAGCAACTCGTGTTTTGGGTTATGGGCCAGATTATAAAATACAGCTCACTAACTCAATAGGAGAACAACAAGAGGAAACAGTTGATTTAGGTAAAGTACAAACAAAAGAAATTGATTTTGAGAAACTTTCATCAGAAAACAAGTATGAATTCACTACACCACATGGGGGTAATAAATTAGAGTTTAAAATTCTAACTCATGGTGATGAAACGAAAATTGATGCTGATATAAAAGCTTTATCAAGGTTAAATAAAGGTAGTGTTTCTGCTGAATTAACAACAAGATATAGATATATGATTCTATCGGTAGATGGTGAATCAGATACTAAAACAATAACTAATTTTATTAACAACAAGTTTATAACTCGTGATACCAAAGCGTTTAGAGAACACATACAAACGATAACACCCGATATCGTTATGGAGTTTGAGTTTATAGATGATGAGACGGGAGAAGGAGAGGTTAGGTCCATTCCCATGGGTGTTGGGTTTTTTTGGCCTACCGAGTAACTACTCAGTTACACTCCATCAACAGATTTTTGAAATATGTTATTATGGTAATGGATTTACTCAAGAAGGAGTTTACAGATTACCAATACATATTAGGAGATTTTACTACCAACAACTTGCAGATGCTAAGAAGAAAGAAAGTGATGAAGTAAAAAAATCTCAAAGACAACAAGGAGGCTCTTCCCCAAAAGGGCCAAATGTAAGAGTGAGGAAATAATTTCCTCACTTTTTTTATGCTCTATATTTATAGTAGTATAATTGGAGATTAATATGAAGGTAACTAAAGAACAAATAAAAGAACTTAAATCTAAGCCTTATTTTCAGAACGAAGGTGTCATATCAAGACTATTTGCTAGAAAACTTGGAAAATTATTAAAGAAAGATAAAGATTTCAAAACGGCAGTAGATAATTTAGATAACTCAATGGAAAATTTAAGAAAGCAAATAATTGATGCAGAAAAAAATGGTATCAAGATTCCACCTGGAATGAAAAAATATGCTGGAATGTAATAAATGGCAAAGCAAACAAAAGCACAGTTAGAGAAAGAGTATCAAGATGCTCTAAAAATATCTTCTTCTATGGTTAGTGATTTAACTAAACTATTAGATGATAATACTAGTGCCACAAACAAAAAAACAAAAGCAGAAAAGGGTTATCAGAAATCTCTAAAACAAATGTTAGATGATAGCGATGCAGCATCTAGTATTCAAGAACGTATTGCTGGTATCGAACAACAAAAAGAAAAGTTTGCTAAAAATTACTTTGGTAAAAATAAACAAATTGGCCAATTAGCAATTGCAAATCTAAATGTAGAACAAAATAAATTAAAAACTCTTGATATTGTTGATAAAAAAGCTAGTGGATTTGCAGATAAACTAAGTTCAGGTCTCGATGGAATGCAAGGTAGCTTAAAAAGTATTCCAGTCTTGGGAGGATTATTAGATAGTGTTACCCAAGGACCTCTTGAATCAATGAAAGGTGCTATTTCTGATTCTGCAAAACGTTTTGTTACTGGTTTTGCTGGTGCAGCCAAAGGTGGTAAAGCTGGTATCATGGGATTTGTTAAATCTTCCATAGGAGGATTCCGAGCAATGGGTATCGCAATGTTAACTGGTCCTCAGGCAATAATATTTGGTTTACTTGCTATAATAGCCGCAGGTGTTAAGGCATTTGCAAACATGGAGGCTGGTGCAAAAGCATTTAGGGATGAGACTGGATTATTAAACTCTCAAACCAAACAAATGGAACAGAATATAAATTCTGTTTACATACAAACTGCAGGATTGGGTGCATCGATGGAAGAGGTTGCTAAAGCAGCAGCTGATTTCACAAACGAATTTGGTGGTATTGAACAACCAGCTGCAAATACAATGAAATCCATGATGGTTCTTAGTAAGAACTTTGGGGTTTCAACACAAGATGCAGCAAAATTAAATAAATCATTCCAAAACATGGGAGGGTTGAGTGAAGAAGTTGCTCAATCTAATTTAGAAGGATTAACTCACTTAGCTAAACAAGCTGGAGTTGCTCCAGGTAAAGTAATGGCTGATATTGCAGAATCGGCGGAAGATGCAAATGGATTCTTTAGAGGAAATGTACAAGCGATGGGAGCTGCAGCAATAAATGCAGCCAAAATGGGTACATCTCTTAAAGAAGCAGTTAAAGTATCTCGTGGTTTATTGGATTATCAAAATTCAATTGGTGGTGAAATGGAAGCTAGTGCTATCTTAGGTACTAACTTAAACTTTTCACAATCTCGTTATCTTGCAGCTCAAGGTGATGTAGTTGGTGCACAGGCATCAATGGTAGAACAACTTAAAAATTCTGTTGATTTACAAAATCTAAGTGTATTTGAGCAAGAAGCTCTTGAAAAAGCTACTGGTATGACACTTGGTGAAATGCAAAACATGGCTAGAATCCAAGAACTAGGATTAAGTACAGAAGGTGAAAGAGGAAAACTTTTACAGAAAGCACTTAAAGCTGGAATGGATATCTCTAATATGAGTAAAGAAGAGATTGCAGCAGCAACTGATAAATTAGCATTAGAAGAAGAAAGACAAGGTAAATTAGAATCAATGGGTAATCAAATATCAGCAATAGGTCAAGGATTACTTCAAGCATTTCTACCTATCGGTGAACTTATAGTAGGAGCAATGTCATTTGTAATGCCTCTTATTAAAGGAATATTTGGAACAATTGGAAATTCAATCAAATCAATTGTTTCAGCATTTGACCCTATTAAAAAAATATTTAATGATATTTTTGGAGGTGAAGGTAAAAAAGGAGTAGATGGAATGAAAAAAGTGTTTGAAGTTATTGGTAACATACTTGGTGGTGTTATATCAATTGGTATAAATATTTTTGCAAATGGAATTAAAATGGTTATGAGTTTTGTAGATGCTTTATATAAAATCATCAAAGGAATAGTCACTTTAGATATGAGTATGATTATGGATGGGTTTTTATCTCTAGGAGAAGGAGCTCTGAGATTATTCGCGGCAATACCAATGGCTTTATTTGATACTTTAGTAGATATTTTCCCCCAAATTGGAGAATGGATGAGTGGATTATGGACAAGTATCAAAGATGGAATTAAAGGATTACTGAACGGTATGTTGCCAGATTGGGCAATACGTTTATTGGGAGGTAAAAGTGGTGGTGCAGAAGTCCAACAACAGGCATCTAACAATTCCAATTCTTTGGTTGATGAGATAGAACAACCTTCAAAGGAACTTCTTTCTAATCCTGTTCTTGCTAAAAAAGAAAGTATATCAGATATTACTAAATCTCCACAAGAGAGTATATCAGATATAGCAGCATCCTCTAAAAATTCTAATGCTGATATGAGTGAGGTGGTAACTCAACTGAAAGCATTAACAACTGTAACTGCTGCAAATAAAGATGTTTATGTAAGTGGTAAAAAAGTGACAGATAATGTAACTAGATTACAAGAACGAAGTAATATTAACCAATTTGGATTAATGGGAGCTTAATATATGCCAACACTATTAGAACTTTTTAAGAATAAAGATTCGTTTAAGTATGGAACACCTTACTCTGAAGTAAAATCTGATACCGAAACTCTTGTAGAACAAGAAACAAGTGGTATTCGAATTAAATCTTTGGTAGAGATTAACAATCCTCTTATTTATGGAAATGAAGCTGGTAGAATATCATTAAGAAGTACACCTGATTTAGAAAAAATGAAATCTAATACAGGTGGAGAAGGTGGTGATGGTGGTTTAATTGGAAAAGGTTTAAGTAAAATTACTGGTGGAGCTGTATCTTCAATTTCTGATGTTAGAGATAAAGTAAACTCTAAGTTAGGTATACCAGAAAATCTAATACCAACAAAGGTATCTAATAAAGTAATTGAATTAAGAGGTAAAGAACTAACATCTGCAGACCCAATAACACCTGATACTATGGGTAAAAATGGAACTGGTCTTGGTAAGTTCTTAAAAAATAGTGGTGGTGGTAATCCTAAAACAATTGGAAAACAAGCTTTAGGTAATGGTATAGGATTTGCAAAAGATAAACTTAGAGGAGCTTTATTTGGAGAGGCACAAGGTTTAGGAGATGCACAAAGTACAAAAGAACCTCAAGTTAATTATACAACTAGTAAAAAGGGAGAAACATATTCTGACCAAAAAGAATCTGTTAAAAATGCTAAAGGTGATGAATTATTAGAAGAATTAAAAGAAACTAAATTAGATTTATCTAAAGTATCACCAATATATGGAGTAAAACGAGAATCTAGTGGTAATCAACAAAAAGGAACATTTGGTATAGGAAAACAACCATTTTCATTTGATTCAGCAAATCCAAAAAAAGGAGAAAAATTACCAACATTCACAGCAAAAGATGGAGAAGGGTATTCTGATTTTATAAAAGATAATGATGATAAAGTAACATTAGCTGAAAGAGGTATTTCAAATAGTGGTGATACTATCGCAATGGGAGACCCATATACTACAACAGTTAATACTGAAAATGGTGAAGTTACTGTTGAAGGATTTTCACCAGTAAAAGATTTGATACCACTATTCATTGGTAGGTATAAATCAACAACATATCCAATGATGGCATTTAGATGTTCAATTACAGGTCTGACTGAAACATCATCACCATCTTGGGCATCAAATAACTTTGTTGGTAATCCTTACAAATATTATATTTTTGAAACAGTAGAACGAAGTGTATCTTTTAATCTACAAGTTTATGCACAGAACCCATTAGAACTTGCAAATAACTGGTCTAAATTATCAAACCTAACCAAACTATCATATCCTTTGATTGAGAACAACATGGCCCATCCAAACTTCACACAATTCACTTTGGGTGATATGTATAGAGATAAAGTTTGTATTGTGGAATCTCTTTCTTATACATTTCCAGATAATGGAACTTGGGAAACTGATGTTGAAGGATTATTATTACCAAAATTTATAGATGTAGCATTGACACTCAAGTTTGTTGAAAATGTTGAAGATGGTTCTGTTAGAGGATTATATTCATACCCCAAAAACTTATCAGACGGTAGTGTTAGTTCTCAACATGAAATTTATTCAACACCAAACGTAATTGAATATTTTGTAACAGATGAAAATGGTGAATTAAAATCATCGAGTAAAAGTAGTTACATTGATGCTGGTGTTGGTATTAAAAAAACAATTAAAATTAAAGTATAAAGATGACAGGTAGATATACATTTAATCCAAAAAAGAAATTACCAGATGGTAGAGAAGTATATACATCTAAAATACTTCCTAAGATACCAAAAACTGATGCAGATATTTATGTAGCAGTACAAACTGGTGATAGATTAGATTCAATAGCTCAAGAACATTTAGGTGATGCATCTTTGTGGTGGGTTATAGCAAGTGCTAACCAAATACATGATGCACCTTTTTCCCTACCCGATGGAACTGTTCTTAGAATACCTGCAAACTTAGAAGGATTTTTAAGTAAAGTAGATAACAATCAATAACTATGGGACAATGGCCTCAGTTTTCGTATCCTTATCCTGAGATACTCAATAAGTTAAATGCACGAGGTGGTAACAACTCACCAATGCCATATGCTAATGCAAGTGCTGGTGTAAGTGGTTTAATGCCTTGGATTAGAGTAATTTCCGCATATGGTTGTAGTAGTGCAAATTCATCTGATAATGGATTGGTAATGCAATCTAACTATCCTCAAGATGGATTTAATATTAGATATGGTAATGGTTCTACTGGTACAAGTGGAAAATCTGGTATATGTGGATTTGAGTTAAATATGGAAAAGCCAGTTGAGGTAAAAGGTAGACCAACAAGACCAGGACCAATTATTAGTGGATTATCTGTAAGTGAAGTAGATGTAGGTAGAAAAACTACAAACTTTTCAATTACTTGTTATACATTAGAACATATGGAGAAACTGGCTAAATACTTTTTAGAACCAGGTTTTTATGTTTTAGTAGAATGGGGATGGAACAGTAGAGATGCAAGAAAACAATGGTGTGGAAATGATGATACTGGTGCAATCACTCCTTGTATGATGACAAAATACATTAATCAAAAATATATTTTACAAAAAAGAATAAAATCAAAATTTGATTATGATGCAACTCTTGGATTAACTACAAACGGTGGAGTGAAATTTGGAGATAATGAAACTTTTATTTTAGATGTTGAATTAACTTCTCAAGGTGAAGTTGCTGAGTATATGCAAGGACATAAAGGAGCTTCAACATCTGGTAATAAGAATATATCATCAGAACGATTTAATCCTGCTGAAATTGATGAGTTATCTAAAAAAGATGGAGTTGCAAAAGCATTATTCAGACAGATGTTTAATGATTTAAATTCAGAAAAACAAACAACTGAAATTAAAGACTGGGAATCACTTAACATATCACCAAAAATAAAAGATTATGCCTTTATAGAATGGGGTAAAGAAAATGGAGATAATAGATGGGCAGATGAATCGAATTATATCAATATGGATAAAGAGGTTCAAAATTCTATTTTAACCGCTTTAAAAGCAAATGTAAGTATCGAAGCAACCGATGATGAAGATGGAAGTGATTTTGAATTACCAGAAGATAAACCATTATTATCAGAAGATAGATTTATTAGGTTTGAATTGGCCTGTGCTATAGCGAACGCAGACTTTACAGATAAATCATCAACTGCAGATGGAGCTTCATCTACTCCTTGTAGTTCAGAAAAAGCATCTCATATTATTAATATTGATACTTGTATTGTAGGAGCATTTCCACATATGTGGTCTTTGGATAGAAACGTATTATATTTACCAAATCCAACTACCCCTTCCTTTAATATAGAATCTGCATTTAGTGGTAAAGAAGCAGATACCAAATTTATTAATTTAGAAAATTTAGATGCAGATGTAACAAACCTACATCCCACTCCAACTGCAGGTATAAATTGGACAGGAACACGACAGAAAAATAACGATGGGTATGGTGGTGCTCCTCATGCTTTTCCTTGTCAATATGATTTAACTCCTGAAGATAATGATTGGTCTTATGACCCCAAAAAATCTGTAAAAAGTTACGAGATGAAAAAAGGATATTGGGGATGGTTAAAAAATATGTACATAAATTTTGATTACTTTAACAAAGTAATGAAAACCCCAAACTATACAATAAGAGATGTTCTTTATGATTTACTAAATGGTATGAGTGCAGCAGTAAACTCTCATTGGAAATTTCAAATCGTAGAAAGACCACATCCAAATACAGGAAAAACAGAATTACAAGTAGTTGATATGAATTTTAGTGGTATAATAAATCATGATGAAGGTAAAATACCAACTTATCAATTAAGAGGAACAACTTCACCTTTTATAGAAGTTGATTTTAGTGTTACCACTCCAGCAGCAATGCAAAATAGTATATTACAAAAAAGAGCAAGTAATGATAAAAATGCAGAAGTAATTAAAGAACTTGGAGGATTAATACCAGTAGCAGGTTCAGTATGGTCTAATCCAAGTGATACAGATAAAGATGGTATTCAGCCATTTGATATGGTTGCAACAATTGTAAGTGGTATTAAATTCAAAGAACCTACTGCAAAAAAAGAAGGAACTAGTGAAGGTGAGCAAGAAAAAGATGCAGATGCAATAAAAAAGTCAAACTACGAGTTTTTTGTTGGTAAGGCAGGTGTATTTCCAGCATCTCAAAATAGAAGTGATATGGAGGGTGTAACTGATGCAATTGCAGAAGGAA